CTGAGAACCTTTGAGCGTTACGTATGTTTCTTTGCAGTATTGAGTCAGCTAAAGCGTCTGTGCTTTCTCTAGTGGTAAGCTCATCAGCTTCAACTCTACGAACTATCTCGTCACGTATTTCGTTAATGTCACCAGCTAGTCCTTGGTCTTGTAAGTCTTTCTGTACGCTTGTGGCATAGAACTGTATGCTTGAGCTGTCCACCCTAGCGCCATCAGCTACCACATCTCTAAGAGCTTCTAACACTCTACCGTTGTTGATGTCTCTCAAGCCTTCTAACAACGAGACTGATAGAGCAGCTGTTATGTCCGAGGCAGGCTTAACCTTTGCTGGCGCAGCAGACTCTATCAAAGTAAACTCATTTGTTTTACTGTTGTGTGTGTACGTACCTGTAGGTGTGCTGACAACACTGAAGTTACCTTTGTCTAAGCTGTCATTAACTAGCTGTTCTACTATAGATTGTCTAGCGCCAAAAGGCATGTCGTCTATTAACGCTAGCATTTTCGTGTCACCCTTGAACTCTTCCTTGAGTGTCTCACCTAGTTGTTCGTTTCTAGCGCCTTCTTCAGCACCAACACGTTTAACTTCTGCTTGCAATCCCGCAGGAGACATTGACGCTATCTGAGTGGCATAGTTAGGATCAGTTTGTGCTTTCTGTGAACTAGCTAAGAACTCTCTAGCTGCTGCTTGTGCGCCTACGTCTTGGTTTAACGCTGCTATCTCTAAGCTTGAGACTTCAGCTAACTGAGCTGACCTGTTCTTATCTATCTCAAAGGCTTCAGCATCGTTACCCCACTGAACACGCTTCTGTGCACGTTCTTCACGCTGGAAGTTTAACTGTTCTTCTTCTAAGTCCTGTCGTTTAAGGTTTTCCATAAGAGACGGTAGCTTGCTTGGAGCAAACTGCTTAGTAGCTGCTATGTACTTCTCTCTAGCTTGTTCGTCTTCAGGGTCTATAGCATTAACAGCTGATCTGAACTGTTGGTCTGGTGTACGTACATCAAAGTTAGGATTGATTGCACTACCTAACTGCTGTACTGAACCTCTAAGATTGTTCTGAAAGTTAGTTCTAGCTTCCCCTAACGTCCCAGCCATACCTTGATTGAACAAGCCTACGTTTCTGTTTAGTTGTTCTTGTGCCATCTGTTCAGGTGTGTTCAGTATGTTAGAGAACAAACCCTGTATGTTTATTAAGTCTGCCATATTCTAGTTCCCGCTAAAGAAGTCTGATGCTATGTCACCGATAGTGCCGAACAAGCCTGTAGTGCTGTCACCGGCTGCGTTAGTACCGCCAAGTAGCAAGTTAACTATGTCTTGATTACGCGCTATACGGGCCTGTGTTGCTTGCTGCTGCGCGTTAACCTGTGCCTGCATACCAGACTCTATCAATCCAGCCGATGTATTAGCTGCGTTAGCTGCTGCTTGCTGATCTATACTGCCTATGTCAGCACCTAGCGTAGCTGTTCTACGTAGATCATCCATTGGTAAGAATGAGTTAGTGAACAAGTCATTACCTATACCAGCTTCTACTTGCTTGTTCTGTGTGTTTAAGTTGAACAGTCCAGCAAAGTTATTGAAGCGTGTCTGCTCATCCTGCCTAGCTAGGTTGAAGGCGCTAACAGACGTACCCGCTCGCTGTTCCTCTCTAGCCTTAGCAATAGCCAACTCTTCAGGTGTACCACCGAACTGCTCAGTACGCACACCACCTCTACCTTGGCTGAACAATCTCTCTTCTAAAGCTAGACGTTCGCGTTCTTGACCTGGCTGCTGAACAGCATTAAGCATCTCAAAGATTTCAGCTTCAGACCTACCTTGACCACCTAGTCCTAGCTGCTCTAACATCCCTGTTGTCTGAGTCCCTGTATCCTGATTAGCCCTACCGATAAAGTCACCAGCAGACATCCTACCTGAGTCTATCATAGCCTGTAACTCAGGAGATAGGTTCAAACCTAAGCCTTTGAAGCGTCCATCAGCTGCCATAGTATCCACTGTACCGTTCCCAGATGTAACTGAGAAGGGCTGGAAGTTGGCCTGATCTTGTATGCCTGTAGCGGCTGCTTGTGCTGTAGCTAAGGCGTTAGTGCCTACGTTTTCAGCTCCCTGTATAGCATCGTTCTGTAGAGCTGTGGCTGCACCTGCTCCAAACAGACCTTGTAGTATGTCCTGTAATCCAGCCATTATATCATCCTTCCCGCAATTGAGTGTATGTTAATTTCCTGTATTGCTAGGGAGTCTCCATCTATACTTGCTTCTAATCCTAATGAGATAGACCTTCCCCTTCCTGTTAAGTTAATACGATTCGTACTAATAGTGCCTAGTCCTGATGAGAACTCATCCTCTCCAAACTCACCAATACCAAAGAAGGCTTGAGAGAATGTATCTAATCTCTTCTGTATTGTTCTGTATGCTTCTGAGTAGTCGTAAGAGAACTTGACTGCTATTAACAAACCTGAACCTCCGTCTGTAGTCACGTCAGCACCCTTAGATATCTTCTCTGTTGTTGGTGTGCCGAAGTCCTGCGACCATGAGTAGTAACGCATTACGTAACTAGCTCCCTCATCCGTGTACGTGTCTGAGTACTTCTTGATGCCGTCAACGTCACCAAACAACAGCGTCTCGTCTCTAGCAAAGTAACCACAAGCAGCTTTAACACCTGTCCAGTATGTAGTCCTATATGATCCATCCTCTAGCGGTAGTGCTGTGTCAAAGCATATAACGTACTGTGACGAGGGGAGGATTAACAATACGTTAGAGTTCTTCCTGTCGTACACAGCCTTGATCGGCAACGACTCTCCACTAACAAACCCACGTAAGTCTGTGTTAACGTTTCTGCTGATAGAACCTATAGGGCTTGACTTCTCTTGTATTGTCCTACCTAGTGACCTATAACCTGTACTGTCTAAGAACAACAAGTCACTGCCTGTGTTAATAACACTGTCTCTAGCTATGCAACCTATACCATCTATAGAGTCTTGTAGTTCCATAGTTGAAGGTGAATCAGCACCAGCATAGACTAAGATGCTACGTCTACCAAAGATAACTAAGAAGCCGTTGTGTGCTGCTAACGCTACAGGTATATCAAACCCGTGAGGCCAATACTCTCTAGTGTCTATACTCCCTGACGTACCACCTGTCCAGCTATCACCCTGTAACAAGTCTGTCCAATAGACTATGTGTTCTGATCCAACACTACCAGCTGCAAAGATTCTACCATAGCCTGCTACTGCACAGCTAGCTTCGGGAGGTGTGCCCGTCCCTGACGTACTGTGTAACGCTAACGTACCGGCAGCTGTATAGCTTAACGGCTCATGCTCTGCTTGGAACATATGTACTTCGTCAGCTAACGTTACCATCTGCCAATGATCTGCTGTTATAGTTAAGCTGGCTGTTACGTCTGTTAGCGTTGTGGTCCCTGTGAATATCTTATTGTCACCAGCCGACAGAGTTATTGAAGTACCATCCTGCTTTAAGAACTCGTAGATTGTTTTGATGTTGGTGTCTGTACCGTTCGTAGTGGTAACGTACTCTAATCCTTGACGCGAAGCTATGCGACCACGATTGTCTACTATGCAGTTATCAGCAACCTTAGCAAAGGCAGGAGGCATAGATGCTGGACTGTCTTCTGTGTTTAACCCGAAGAAGCCTGGCGCTTCTAAGATTACATTTGATAAAGGCTTTGCCATCTACTCAACTTCCCATGTCATTAACTCAGGGTGTCTCTCTCTGTCTAGTGCTACGTAGTCTGACAGCACAGCCTTAGCTTTACTCATAGCGTTGCTAGGTCCGTTAGAGCCATCCTCGCCTCTCTCTTCCTTAGCCATTGCTAGAGCTAGCTGTATGACAGGCTGTTCAGGCATTAGCACTTCCACTGTGCCGTCCGTAATCGGTCCTTGATGCCTCTTAACGTGAAACTTAAGACTCTGCTCTGCTGTAGGTATAGGCCATACAGTTACTACAGGATCGTCTAATGCGTCTACACTGTCGTATGCGTAGATGCTGGGACTACCACCTGTACCACCACCCATGTTGGTGTTTCGTATAATCTGCTCTAGCGTTGACGATCTTAGCTCTCCGTCTGTGTCGTCATTGTATGCGAAGTAGACTTGACCCATCTGACCTAGACCACTTAACGTGTACGTCTGTGTGCCCGCTACAGTTGTGATGTCTATAACAGTGAATAGAGAATGCCAGTTGTGAACAGACTGTGTCATGTCCATAGCGTCATTAACAAAGTCACTGATCATGGCTGTGTATGCGTTGTCTGACACTGTCAATGCTGGGTCTTCACGTAGCCGACTAAGTACATTGTTTAGTATATCTATATGTCTCATTATAAATAGTTCCTGAACCTACGTGAGAATTGAAACAATCCTTTAGGTATGTTATCTAGGTTGATGTCGTTGTTGAATACTAGACTAGTGATTGAGGGACCTTGTTGGAACAGTCCATCTCTACCATCTCCTGTTCCGTCACCTTCTCCGCTTCCTGTACCGTCACCTGTACCGTCACCTGTTCCGTCACCTGTACCGTCACCTGTTCCGTCACCTGTACCGTCACCTGTACCGCCACCTGTACCACCTCCGTCAACTACTGGGTTAGGCTGTGAAGGTATTGTAGGCGTAGCCACAGTAGGTGGGTGAGTAGGTAGATTAGGCGTGTTAGTGAGTGTTTCTTCGGGTGTCTGGTTAGGTCCGAAGACACCATCACCTACGTCACCACTGCCTGTGCTAGGCGTAGCTGTTATACTACCCGTGCTTGGCTGAGGCGAAGATGCGTCACCTGGTATAGGGATTAACGACACCGTGCCATCTGTAGTGTCTACCGAAGCTACTGAGTTACCGTTAGCGTCTACTACATGCTCAGCCACTACACCGTCTGTTCCTATAACAGGACGTACAGAGTACTCACCCCCGTCCTCTAGGTCTACGTCAGAGACTCCTACAGCTGTCTCAGTACTACCGTCCCCTGTATTGGTGAACACGCCCTCAGCGGAGTCATAGGTCCATACAGTTGATGGTTCCAACGGTACTGTTGATGGTGTCTGGTTAGGTCCAACTACTCCAGCAGGTACGTCACCATTGCCTGTACTAGGCGTAGGGAATAGACCGCCACCATCGACTACAGAGCCAGTACCGCCAACTCTACCATTACCTCTAGCGCCTGCTACTGTGCCTGCGCCGCTGACTATACCACCACCTGCGTTGCTACCGCCTCCACCTGTAGCGGGTCCATCAGGTATGTTAACAGCTGTTAAACCACCTTCGTCAAAGCCTGCACCTACACCTGTTGGGTTAAACTGTGGGTTGTTTAGGCCAAACGGATCAAACGCTGTTGGGTCAAACTCATCATCAAACTCAGGTTTAGATACGTCACCCTCTAGTCTTGTGCCGTCACCACCTACGTTACGGTCTGAAGCATCTCGACCTGAACCTCTACCAAACTGTCCGTTATCTGAATTACCTCTACCTGTACCTAAAAAGCCTGATCCGCCTGCCGCCGCAGCTGGCTGTCGTGCATCTATAGTCGGTATTAGAGCCGCAGTCTGTGCTGATGTTTCGTATCTTCTAATAAGCTCAACAAACTGATCGTTGCCACTCTGTGGTGGTACTAACTCACTATCTAGTGAGCTGCTAAAGGGGTCTGGTCCAGTCTGAGGTGGTACGTAGTGCTGATCAATTAAAGACTGTACATCGTTAGCCGATATAGCTTCCGCAGTACCAGCATAGACATCGCTAACAGACTGAGCACTGATACCGTTATTTACCAGGTAAGACGCTACAGCTGACAGGCCAAAGTTCTGTAACATACTGTCTAATTTCTGTCTTAAGATCATCTATTCTACCTGTGTTAGTGTGTCAAGTATGCTACGTTGTTGCCGTAATAGACTATATTGTTTCTATTATGACTTCTTCTTAGGCTTTCTTTTCTTAGCTGCTGCTTTCTTACCAGCTGCTGTGTATGGGAACTTCTTACCTTTAACGTTTGGCATTGTTCTTCCCTTCTGGATTATGTGTCATTAGTACAGAACTCTTCAGCTTGCTCTGCTGTGTATTCATCAGGCACCTTACACAACACAACCTCACCCTGTGAGTCTGTGAAGTAACCTTCTACATGTATTGTTCCTTTAGCGTGTGTAGCACCATCTAGTATCTGTAGAGCTGGAGTAGTGCAGCTAATCATTGTTGCTGCTAGGACTAGTAACAGCATAGTTAACATTGTATATTTAAAGTTAGGACTCATTCTTAGGATTCCAGTAAGCAGGACCACCGAAGGCTACAACAGCTTCATAGTACTTTAACACTCTACGTCTTCGTAGTGGCTTAAGTCGTTTACCTATGAAGCTAGTTTGTCCTTCTATTAGTCTAAGCATGTTATTTAAAAAGACCATATCAGCTTCTTCTTTATCTAGCTGTGTTAGTCCTACGTAGTACATCCAATCGTGCACGTTACAAGCTGGCGTTATCGACAATCCCCATACAGTATCGGGTATGAAATCAAACTTAGCTTGAGCTGAGCCACACCCATTACATATAAGTTCTATCTCACCATCTGAAGCGTTCTTATATGACTGTGGTGCAAACAACTTAATCATCTTTCTTGTTCCTATTTCTAAAACTATGTACGCCTAGTATTACGGTAACACACGCTGCTGCAAACACGCCTAAGTCTGCTAATATGCTAGTCCATAACGTTAACTCTTGAGCGTTGACGGTGATTCCTAACACTGTGGTTGACACTCCAGACACCATAGTTTTAACCTGGGCTGGGTCATGGATTAGATTCTTTATCATCCTATTCACCCACTGCAAAGAAAGACCTTCTAAATGGAACCCATGCGTTGTAGACAGTGGCAAAGTTGTCAGCTGTGATAACTAAGTTGTTGCCATTCTCGAAGCTGAATCTAGTTGACGCAAACGTTCCGCCCCCTGCTGTGGTCATTGAGTAGTCTAAGCCTACAGCTGTTAGTCCCATCTGATCAGCCTTAGTAGCCGAACACATAACACCTAGTATTTCTATACCTGAGACTTTTAAAGCCTCTTCTTCTGCTAATGCTTCGTTAGCTGCTAGTTTAGCCAGGTACGCTGCCTCATGCTCTGCCTTGGTGGTTGTTACGCCATTATCAACAGTGTCAGAAAACATGTCCTGCTCAATGTATCCCTCAACCCAATTACCCTTAGCATCCTGCACCGGCGCGGAAATTTCTACAGTCTTGAAAATACCTGAAGGCAGCGGTGGGTCAGCAGGCCAAATACGGTCATAACCTAACTCGTTAAAGGTGTCCACAACAGTGCTAAAGGACGTCCCTCTATGTAGTTGTTTGATCTGCCTACCTAGGATAACCTCACCTGTTTTTCTATCTCTATACTCACCCATTTGTTTTTCCTAAGTTATACGTCATCTGAATCATCAGGGTAAGTTCTGCTCTCACCCCACACTACACGAACCGCCCCAGGACCACCTGTGCCGTGAGTTCCTGCTTGTTCTCTACCACCGTTACCGCCGCCGCCGTAACCACCGCCTACTCCTGTCCCCAAAACTCCGGTTCCGTCTGTTCCATTGCTTCCTGCATTGCCCTGCGTTGATGACGCTGCCCCGCTAGTTCCTTTAACTTTGATGCCCATGCCCCCAGATGGATATGATTTCATACCGCTAGATGCACCCCCGCTAGTACCACCATTACTAGAACCTCCAGCTTGACTTGCATCAACACCGGCGGCACCGGTACTTCCCCAACTTGCCGGAGCGCCGCCGCCACCGCCTGCATTATCCCCTCCAGTCAGGTCGTAAGCACCGCCGCGCCCACCTGTATGGGCTGTTCC